AACAAGATTCTTCATCTCCATTTCAGTTGTACCGCCAGCAAAAGTGGCTAAACAACGGAAGCGGAGCGCTTGACTTCCAGTGAAGTTTTCAACAAACTGCAAAGTAAAAGGCGCTTCAAAACCATTAGTTTCGTAAAGATCGATATCAACATTGGCACCAGTAATTAAGGTGCCAGACTTTTCAGCAGTAATGGTGAAATGTGTATCAACACTACCAGTTTGGACGCAAACCCCAGTTAAAACAACCCAGTAAGTGCCTGCACGAGGAAGGAACTCACCAGGGCCGGATTGTGGGCCAAAACGAATTGAATCAAACTTTACGTTAGGAATTTGAAGATTTACAATAATTGCTGTGGTAAAAGATTGAGGAGAAGTCTCCAAATAATTTACGATTCCAACATTTGGCACAGCATCATGGGGAGATGATTGCCGAACAAAAAGTTCGATATCATAATCAACCCACAAATTGCCAACAACTGAGGAATCAACTTGACCTACAGTTAAAATGTTGAGGGAGCAGGCATCATACAGAAGAAGATCTGGATGAAAATCTGCCCCACGAACAAATTTCCTGGGACCAACGGCGAACATAGACTCAGGTGTGAGAACACAAGTGATCTCACGCCAAGTAGAACTTTCAACCGAATCAGAGCAATTTAAAGCCTCCTTCATAGTTAAAGGAGGAATGTCTTTACAATTATAGTCTGGAGAAATCACAACAGAACCGGGTGAGCTAGACCCCATTCTTGTGACATACCGGAACTGCAGTTTGTGGAAACGATATTGTTCCCACTTCTGCGCCTGCGGCCCCAACCAAGAGAAGACATTAGTGTTTCCAGGGTTAATAGCCAAAGTAGTTCCAGTCAAACCAGTGCTACCACTGATAGTGCCAATGAATTCAGAACCAGGGAATCTTTCCGATTTCTTGGTATTCTTGTGAAAACGCTGCTCTTGAGAAAAAGCAGTTGGCGCCATCATAATAGCAGAAGAGGAAAAAGGATCCTTCTTCTTGGAAGATTTTTGTTGTTTTTGATTTTGTTTTTGTTTGTTTTGTTTTGTTTTCTTAACTTTGCGAGGTGCTTGGTTTTTGTTGTTAGTGGACATTTTAGCGTTGTTGTGTGTGTGAATAAAGTGTTTTCGATAAAACAAGGTGTTCCGTACGCAGCCAAACGCTAGGCTTTGGCCCAAGAAAATGCCTCGAACCACTAACAACTCCGTCACGGGTTGTCAAAACAACCCATAAGTCACACCCTTTTTCAAGAGGTGACCTCGGAATAAGCAGTCAAGTTTAACCTCTAATGCCTTCGCTGGAAGCTCAACAATATCATCAGCAAGAATTGCCTTTTCCACATCATAAACCTCACCAACAGTGAGGTTCATTTCCTTAGCAACAAAAGAAACTAAAGTAGTTTCATCTGCTTTGCAAGGGAAGAAAGACTGCATTGAATCAACAATGCGGGCCCACCAGGAATCATCAATTCCCAGCCCCAATTTTGAGTCAGCCCATTTCTTGATTAGAACACGGATTATAGGGGTTTTCGGGTCAGTAAACACATAAGCATTTGCTTTACGTGCCGCAACTAACTCAAAAGATGCCTTTTTATCCTTTGTTAAGTGAAATTTTCCAAGTGATCGACGAATGTCAATAACGGAATCAGAAGTTAACTTGGGCGACAAATATAAACGCCCAAGAAAAGGAACCCTCAAAGATGAAGGAAGCTCTTCAGCATCCAGCTTAACCCCGAAATCAACTGCAACTTGATTATAAATTGTAGTTTTAATTCCAGGCGTCAAACCGTCATCTCCGCCATAGATACCTAACATCTTCCAAGCGTAGGACTTATCACCGCCCTGCTCCCGGAATGCACAATATGCTAGAAAAGCATTATCAATAGTGTTAAACAACGCGGTATCTGGTGATCCAGAAGGCCTAGCCCACTCTGAGTGAAATTTCACACCGTGTCGGGTTTTAACAGAATTTTGATAATTTTTAGCCCATAACTTTAAAATTCGAGGGTGTTCATCCGGCATGAAGAAGCAGAATAAAACATCACGCTCAAATTCAGCCAACCATTTTGAATGTCGGCCATCCCAACGACTATAATCTGTAACACAAACCTTTTCAGACTTAGCACAACAAGTATGAACGAGTTGAGCTAAGTGTTCTGGTGTTTTACCAAAAGCAAACCATTTGTGATGACGAACGGCTTCATATAAAGGATAAGTGTATGCAGAATAATCTTCTTTTAAATCAGTTGTAGGAGAACTGATGCCACGGGCATCCCCAAAAGCACCATAAGCTTCATGTTTCATGAAAGAAGTCCAGCAATTTCGGCGCAAATCAAGTTTGCCCCAATACTGCCTAACTAAACTTTTGGCGCGTTGTGTTGGTTTCTTTTGGCGTTCGAGAACATTTAAATGTTCCCAAGGCTTAAGAAATACACGTTTGGAGTTTAAAAGTTGAAGGAATTCAAGTTTATAAGCATCGTACTTTTCTAAAGGTTCTTTGTCGTTTCTTACATCAATCACACGTGTCTTAACAAAATTCTCATCTGAAGCTTTTCCCTCAGAAGGAGCAACCGCTTCATTAAGAAGCAGAATCTCCTCTTTAGGATGCATGGATGGTTTGTCAAGAAATGTGCCAGTTTCATTAGCTTGATAGGTAAAATTGTTAGTTTCTTGAGCCATAATTCTGTAAGTTAATCCAGTAAAATGGGCAGGAATCCAACCTTTATCAACCCAAAGGGCTAAAGAAGATGCTGCAAATGATGAATCTACGACCGCGGCTGCCTCAAGAATTCTTTCAAGTTCAGATGCATAAACTTTCTCAGATCGTCGAAAACGTGCAATCACCTCAACCAAAATTTTATGGTCAAGCTGAAAGCAAACCTGAGGGTAATCAAATGAACAGAAGGAATGATGTGGTTTGCCTAGAACATAAGTATCTAAACGTTGGACAAGTTTCTTTCCATCGAATCCAGACTCAATAAGAGGGACCAAACGCCGTAATGTTGGTGACCAGTTTGTCCTGTAAACAACATTTTGGAGTTCAAGGTATATTAAACACCTGTCTCCCGGAAGTTCTTTTCGGTCAACAGTGAAAACAAATGAATTGAGAAAATCATGACAGACAATTAAGTCTACAGAATAATCCCAAATTTCATGGTCATAATGTGTTCCTTCTCTAGTTAGATAATGCCAACTGCCATTTTGAAAGAAATAATGGAAAATTTCTGTCGATTTAGCAAGGATTCGAGGTTGTAAAGTGTAAATTAATGCACCATACATTGAACCTGTGTTAGCACCCTCCACAAGAACTTTTGGTAAATCCAAATAGTAGTCGACATCTTCCAGAACCAGCAAATGAGGTTCTATAGGACGATCATCAACCTTTTCTTTGAATTTAAGATCTGATGGAAAAAGGTAAGCATGTGATCCATGATCAGTGTTTGCACTGCCGGATATTTGATGGAAAGTTAAGCCAGTGGCCTTACAAAAAGACTCATTGAACATACGAACTCGTTTCCGATCACCGATTTTTGCGGTTGTACCGGGCCAGGTGTTTAAAAACTCCCAGCGATAAAAGAGTTTTCGCATGGATTTGAATTCAATGGGTTTTTGCGTTAATTCTTCTAAAACGAAGAACCAAACGGTTACTGCAAAAATGGTGTAGCAGAGCATCGCAACCCGATCCCAAATAATGAAATCCAGGGTGGTGCCACAAGTGCTTCGCCATAATTGACATCGCCATGTTTGACAAGATACAATTGAAGTTGGCAAAAACCATACTTTGAAATTGCTAAGTACAAATATCGCGAAAAGTAAACAGTATAAGGTGAACTGGTGTCCTTTATGAGGAACCCTAATCCTATTGAGCAATGCGCCTTTCGGAAGAGGGTAAGTATAAGTGAAGCTAGGCCGGAACATGCAATAAATACTATTGCTGCAACGACTAAGCCATTGAAAACGCCAAGCCAGAAAAATAAGACCTCCAAAGCCAAACTCAATAATGATCCAGTTAAGTAACAAATTGGGTAAAGCTCCGGAAAAACCGTCATAATTAATGCCGAGGTGTTTAGTGTTGAGTGAAGCAGGTTCGCAAAAAGCAAAGCTGCTAATAAAATTAAAAGTGTCTGCAAGGTCATTAACTTGCATGAGGATGTGATAAATAAAAGTTTTAAATAAACAGTGAAAGATTTAGTTTCGATAAACAATG